GCAGCAAACAAACAACATGCTGGTGAAAATTCTGGAAATTTCCAGGATCCTTCTAAAAAGACTTATAAAGATCAGAAGCGTCAAAGTGACGATGGAGAAGAGTTTGCCGCCGAATTTATCCCACCAGATCAGATTGAGAGTATTGAAAATGATGGATTTGAGGTTGTTGGTCGACGTGCTCGTCGTGAACAACAATTGAATGATCAGCAATCATTTGGAAAACATGAGAAAATGTTCACTGAATCAGTTGTAAAAAAGAAGTTACGCCCATTGTGTAAATGGGGTGACAAATGTAAATTTTATGATGATGGTAAATGTTGGAAGCGACATGAACCTAAGGTAAAGATTGAACATATGCGTATTGGACATGCAATTAGCAAATTGCCTGCGGTTTATACGATACGCTCGATAAGAACTGCTGGAGAGTATATTTATACTAGTGCATATCCGGCGTTTGGTCGTGTTATGGTCCCGACTCATGGAGTCTCTGGTTGTAAAACAGTTGAAATGTTGATTCATGGACAATGGTATTCATTAGTTGGCCCTGTGATCATTAATTCTAACACTCACGATCAGGTTATGTTTAATTGGCCTAGTGGTGTTAAACAGCAAAACAATAAAGATTGGAAGTATCGGGCACCTAAAGTTGGTGAAGCAACTAGTCTTGTTTTCTGTGACCACAATGGTATCGTTCGAATTTCAATTGGAACGGTTGGAAATCCTCACATGTTGGGATCCTCGAAGCAGGTTGAAGTATATCAATTTGATGGATCAACTGTTGATGGATCTTGTGGTGGAGCGTATATTAGTGGTGTTGATGGCGCTATAATTGGCTTTCATGGCCTTGGTGTTGTTAGAGGCAATATAATGCCTGATTTTTATCCGTGCTCTGATGCTTGGTCGGTGATACCGTCCAATGTTGCACAGGGTAAATCCACTACTTTGGAGGTTTTGGCCGGCTATGAGATCGAATGGGCTAATGAATTAAATTCCTCCAGTTTAAAACCGAAAGCGACTCAGAACTAGAAGCAGTTCTGAGTCGGTACCCGAGAGACTTCGTTCGTATATACGATGTAAACAGGGAAGCTGGCATTGGTGAATTTTTACCTAAAGTTGGCACTGTTTTTCGTGCGTTTAAACCAAAAACGCCTATGTACGACGATGAATTTATGCTTGATTGGATCACAAAGAGGGGTGAAACCCTAGATGATTACAATAAGTATATTGTGGTACCACGACGTCTTGCGATTGCTAATAAAGCTCTCAAGAGGTATGATCAGAATCCTGATCCATATTCGCCTGACGTTCGTAATTTATACTTGAGAGCTGGACACTGGATGGATCTCGAATTTGGGAAATTCATCAGTGGTTCTGTTTTATCGTCCTTGGATGAAGTTTTGACATGGCTAGAACATGATACTAGCCCGGGTTATCCTTGGACTCTTAAATATCATGACAAATTGGACTATTGGTCTGGTGAAGGTGCGGATTTCTTTCGTCAATATTGGGAATCATTAAAGACACCTGATCCGATCATTAGTATGTGCTCTGTTACGATCAAAGAAGAATTGCGACTTAAAACTAAAGTCGATGATGATCGTGCTCGATCCATTATAGCTTTTGATGTTAATAATGTTACTGCGAATTGCGTTGTAACTTTGGATCAAAATAAAGCTTTAATTAATACGTGTGAATATCATTGTATTAAGATGGGTTTAAATCTCCTTAAAGGAGGGGCACATAAATTAGTTACTGAGATGGAGTGTTGGCCACGAAGTTCTTTATCATTAGATGGAATACAGTTTGATGGTCATTTTACTCGTCTCAATTTTGAAAATAATCGTGATTTTCGTTACCGTATGCTTCGTCAAGAGTTTCAAACTGACGATGTGAAGACAATTTTGTTTAATATATTTGAAAATAAAATTGTTAAGTTGCTAGTTAATATAAACGGCACTGTTTACAAGTGTGTCACTGGGAATCCATCTGGCCAGGCTGATACTACTGTTGATAACTCCCTAAAAACTTACCAGGATTCAGCAGTTCTTTGGATGCTTAGTGTACCTGAGGAAATGCGTAACTATACAAGTTATCGTGAACATGTTAAGCAAATAATATGCGGTGACGATTGGGCTTTATCAGTGCATCCTGATGCTCAAAAATATTTTAATAAACAATCTATATTTTCTAATGCAAAATTAATTGGAATGGAATATACAAGTGAAACTGAAGATTTTGTTGATTTTCGTGAGTTAACGTTTTTAGGTCACGGATTTATAGAGCATGATGTGCCCGGACAAGATTTTTCGATGTTTCTGCCAAAGATAGATTGTGATAAGATGCGATGTAGTATGGTACATTATAATGAAGCCCATACCCTTGAAATGACTGTTATTCGCGCAAATGGCCTTAGGGCCGAGACTTTTGCATGTATTGATTGTAGAAAATGGTTTGCTGAATTAATCGATGACCTTCGTGTCCGTTGTGGCACGTTGCGCGATGTGGAACTTGTTAATGCGTGGAAAACGTATAAAACAGATCAGCAACTGTGGGAATTATATACTGGGTATGAATTATATACTGATTTTCAGCGGCTTCCTGTAAGCGCACCCGCGGAAATTAATACCCCCCCACAAAGAAAATTACAATCAATGAAAAGTCTACGAGAAAAAATTACTGATGCAGTCAAAGTTGCAACTGAGCCTGGATGGCGTAGGCGTACATTCAATGTCGCATTGTCCGCTGCACAAGCGGCCGGACGGGTGTCCCGTTTTGCGAATTATGTGCCCGAAAATGACATCCAGTTATCGGCCGTTCACCCTGTTGAGCGCCGGTATTCTGCAGGAGAAACTCGACAATATCAACAAGAAGCCCAGAATCGAGGTCGTCCCACGGAGTCTTCCGCGATCGCGGTGCCAGGCCGAGGACCCAGTCGGGTCAGCGGGCTTGCTGATACTATCGAACGAGCAACGCGCTCCGGCATATCTCCAAATGTTAATTCAGAGAAAATGGCAGCTCGAAAATCTTCTTCCCACTCAGGAATTAATAAGAAGACATCGGGTGATGTTCAAGCCTTTCTCGAAAATTCAAAGAGATATCGTGCTGACCTCTCTATCGAAAAAGAGCTCCGACAATTCAAAAATCGAGAGCTCATCTCGCCGAATTCTGAGCGAGTTATTCGAAACTACATTAACGAACGACACGGAACAAATCCCAATTCCGCCAAAGCGTTTGTACAAAAGAAAGGCCAAGTAGTTCATCGTGACTTTTTAGTCGGTGTTGAACCTAACCCTGGACCTAAAAGTAAGCAAAACAAGAAGTCTAAAGTGAAAAAGACTCCTAAAGCTGCACAAATATTGCGTCGAGCAGCTGTTAAAAAACTTAAGCATGCTACCGTTACGCGATTTAAGCAAGGAACGAATGATAAATTTCGACGAGTAACTGATGGGTTGAATTCTGGTTCAGTTATGACAAATTTATCTGGCATAGCTGATCGCTTTACTCGTCGTACTGAGAAATGTTTTAACCTTTATGGCAATACGGCTACAACTTTCTCTTCGACTGGTTATGTTATTAATCCTGGAAATTCAGTTTTGTTCCCGATTTTTTCTCGTACTGCTGTGGCTTATGAACAGTATCGTATAAAGTATTTGAGATTTGATTATTGGCCAGAACAAAATCTTGCGTCAGGTAGTGTTACTTTTCCTGGCAAAGTTTTAATAATGGTTGATTCAAACACCACTGATAAGCCAAAGAGTGACACTGATATCGAAGATCAATACAATTCCGTTAAAGGTGTTCCTTATGCGCGTTTTGGGCTTAACGCTTTACGTGGAGATGCTAATGGCAAGTTTGATTCCATTAAAAATTGGTTTGTGTATCCTAGTGCAAATAGTGATGCTGATGAGCCCTCCATAAAAGATGCCGCAAAATTGTGGATCTCTGTTTTAGGTACGCCTGATACAAAAGAGATTGGTGAGTTGTACGTTACTTATGAGTTTGAGATGATAAAGCCTCGTCGTCCAACAACGGGTTCTTCAACGAATATGACACACGTTTATTCTACCGCGGGTACTGCAACTGCTGCATCGCCGATTGGAAATGGTGCTCTTTCTTCTGGTTCAACATTTACTTTGGCCACGACGGCCACAACCTTTCAGTTTCCTATTAATTCTGATGGTCGTTATAGTGTTACTCTTAGTTGGTATGGAGCTAATATCGGTGCTAATCCAACGGTGTCTCTTAATAGTATTAATGCGTTGGTTGGCTCTCAATATAATAATGGCTCGTTGAGCTCAGTTGCTATTTATGGTGCAACGACAGCCTCGACAATGTTCATTTTAGATATATTGTCTGGACCAACAGCATGTATTGTTACTATTTCTGGATTAACAAGTATGACGGGTGCTAATTGGGATATTTACGCAGTGCAGATACCCGCTGCGTTTACAATTTCACAAAATGATAAATTAATCCAACAGCTTCTTCCCAGCATTCGAAAGATGTTGCGTGATGAGCAGAAGGAGAATGACAGCGAAGATTATGCCGGGTTAACACCCCGGCTTTCGTTGGCTAGTGCTGGTGCGTAAGCAACAGTATACTAGTTTTGTATGCATGTATGTGTATTTTT